TTATCGTTAATTACAAAAATAAGAGCCGCCGCATCAATCGCAACAATAGTAGCAACTACGATAGCCAAATTTAAAAGCGGCGGTGGTGCTTCCGTGCCTAACCCATCAGGTGGTGGCGGTGGTGGCATTAATACTACCGCTCCCCTCGCTCCGCAATTAACCCCACAGGTTACAGCAACGGCGGTGAATACGGCGGCGGTTAATCAGATGGGCAATCAGGCTACGAGGGCGTATGTGTTGAATAGCGACATTCAGAACAATGACCAGCGAAATGCGTATATAGATAGGAACGCTTCTATTGGATAAAAAATAAATTTATGAGTAAAGAATTACCAGTTTACAAGTTAGATATTTCGGAGAACGTGGATAGCGTTCAGGAGGTTGATGCGGTGGCGTTAGTGGATATGCCTGCCATAGGCGTCGGCTTTTATGCTTTCAATGAGCAGCATTTTGAAAGCTATTCTGATTACCCGAAGGCTGCAAGCGATAACGCAAAGATAGCTTTGCGATGGGCTGAGGAGAATGGGTGGGGCGATTGCGGTACGGCTGTCGGTAAGCAAAGGGCGAACCAATTAGCAAAAGGCGAAGCCATAAGCAGGGATACAATCGCACGAATGGCAGCATTTGAGAGGCATAGGCAAAATTCAGACAAGGAGCTGGGCGACGGTTGCGGGCGGCTCATGTGGTTAGCGTGGGGCGGTGACGCCGGGATAAAATGGGCTCAAAGAAAACTTGAGCAAATAGATAGGGAAAAGATGCAAGCTTTTGCAGTTATCAATGAAGAGGAGCGTATTGTGGTAGGTCCCGCAATGATACCGGATAAAAGGATTTTTAGACGTGATGAAGATGGCACGGAATACGAGGTGTTTTTCACAAAGAACACGATTCGCATCATTGCTGAAAAGTTTTTTAAAAAGGGATTTCAGAATAACGGCAATGAGATGCACAATCCTAACAAACCCGTGGATATGGTTTTCTTTCAATCGTGGATAGCAGATGAAAGCAAAGGCATCCCGAAAATGAAACAATTCGAAGACCTCCCGGATGGAACGTGGTTTTTAGGTGCGAAGGTTAATTCAGACGATGCGTGGGCAAAGGTGAAAGACGGCACGTTCAAAGGATTTAGCGTGGAGGGAATGTTCGATATGCTTCCTGTTAAAATGTCGATGAAAATGTCAGAGGAAGCGGCTGCAAAATTAGTAATCGAAGAATTAAAAAATTTACTGCAAAATATTTAATCACAATTAAACCAAACAAATGAAAATTTTAGTATTAACGCAATCCTTCAGCGGTTGCGGTTACCATCGTTTGATGCTGCCGGTATCAATGATGAAAAAGGAAAAGGCACGAATAACCGATACCATACCGGAAGAGTTTGATTACGATATTGTAAATATCAATAGGATTTGGGCAAAGGACGATATTTTCGAACTCCGCAAAAAGCACGGTTTTAAATTGGTAGTTGATGTTGATGACTTTTGGATTCTGGATAACTACCATTTAGACTTTGATACCTACAACAAGCATAATGTTGATGTAAAAATTGTAAGGCATTTAAAGGAAGCGGACTTAGTTACCTGTACTCATGAGCGGTTAGCGGAAAAGGTTTATTACCATAACAAAAACGTGGAAATTTTACCGAATGCTATCCCGTACGGTCAAAACCAATTTACCAATGAGCGCAACCCATCGGATGCGGTTAGGCTATTTTGGGCGGGCGGCATATCGCATGAGAATGATTTGAAGATACTAAAGCCTGTAATGAAAAAGGTTTTGAATAGCGATTTAAAGGATAAAATCAAAATGGTTTTGGGGGGCTATTCAGATAGCAATCCAACAGAGGAATATTATTGGAAAAGAATGGCGGCGTATTTTACGGCTGATGCTTTGCTACCTAACATGGCTTACCGGGGGCTTCCGGTGTTCGAATATTATCAGATGTATTTAGAAAGCGATATTAAGTTAATCCCGCTCCGCAAAACCGAGTTTAATGGCTACAAAAGTAATTTAAAGATACTGGAGGCGGCGGGCAAAGGTATCCCGGTCATTGCTTCAAAGGTCAATCCTTATTTAGATTTTCCAGAAGATATTGTCTATTATGAAAACTGGAATGAGAATATCCGTACCCTTGTTGAAGACGAAGATTTAAGGAAAGAAAAAGGCAAAATGCTTTTTGAATATTGCGCTAAAAATTATAACTTTGAGGCAATCAATCAAAAAAGGTTTGATTTGTTTAATCGCCTAATAAATTGAGTTTGTTCGTTGCAATACCGACCTCCGTTTTTACGGGGGTTTTTTTATGCCTTTCATTGGGAAAAGTCCTATTTTTTCCCGTATCGGTATATATTGGATATGAGTCCGATCGAATTATTACAAAAAGTTAAAGCGCTGGTATTTGAAGAGCAAATGCCTGCTGCCCCTGCGGTTGAGCCTAAGGCTCCCGAAAAGAAAGAATTTAGCGGATATATGCTGAAAGATGGAACGGAAGTTTACATCGACAAATTAGAGGTTGGCGGTGTTGTTTCTGTTGAAAAGGAAACAATGGCACCCGCTCCCGCCGGTGAGCATGAGCTTGCAGACGGTACGATAATCGTACTCGGTGAGGGTGGTGTAATTAGCGAAATCAAACCCGCTGCCGCTCCCGAAGCCGAAGCACCTGCCGAAGCTGAAGATATGGGCAAAAAATACGATGAAAAATTTGCCGCTTACGATGCTAAATTTTCAGCATTAGAAACAGAAAACGCAAACCTCAAAGCTGCTTTTGCTAAGTCTGAAGATGCTATCAAAGGGCTGTTTGAGTTAGTTGAAAAGCCTGTATAAGAGCCTACAACTGAACCAAGTGAGCCTGTAAAAAGCGGATTCAAATTTGGTAAGCAAGTAGATAATAAAGAAGAAAAATTAAATAGTATTATTAACCTTTTTAAATAGAAAACAAAAATGGCATACAATGTAACGGGCTTAGCCGCATATACTAAGCAAAACGTAGATCTGCTGGTTAAGAACTCAGTATTCGAAGCCAGAACACAAAAAGAAATCCTTGCGATGGGTAACGTTCGCGTAGGTGTAAAATCAAGCGAAGCAATCGGTAGAATGGATACTGATGTATTCTTTCAAGATGATAGCGGGTGCGGGTTTAACGCATCGGGCGTTACGACCTTTACTCAGAGATCGCTTGTAGTAAAACCAGTGAAGGTAAACGAAATCCTTTGCGACAAAGACCTCGAGCCTTATTACACTCAACAAGCTCTGAAAGCAGGTGGTCAATATGATACCGCTGCTTTCGCTGCTGACTATGCAGATTTAAAAGCTAAGAAAGTTGCTGAAGCACTTGAAGTAGCTTTGTGGACTGCTAATAGCACTGGTTCAGCAGGTACTAACGGATTGCAAAATAAATTCGATGGTATCAAAACTATAATCGCTGCTGCTGGCGGTTCAGTTATCAATGCGAACACTACCGGATTCTACGGTACGCCTGCAACTACTATCAATACTCCTACAATTGCTAAAAATGCGGTGTTGGCTTTGATTAAGTCTTTGCCTGCTAAAGTGCAAGGTAAAGCAGACGTTCGTATCTTCTGCGGATGGGGAACATTCTCTTATTTGATTCAAGCTTATGTGGATCAAAATTTGTTCCACTACGCTCCTGACGCAAAATGGGATGATGACAATGCGGTGTTTACCGTACCGGGTACAAACTACAAAGTAATCCCTGTACATGGTTTGGATGCTGCTGATGCTGATGCTTGTTTGTACGCTTTCAGAATGAGCAATATCTTCTTAGGTACTGATTTACTTGACGAAGAAAATAAATTCTGGATTCGTTGGTCTGAAGATGATGAGAACATCAAGGTGACAATTCGCACAAAAATTGGAATACAGTTTGCTTTTGTAGACGAAATATCCAAGTTCGAAGCCTAATTTATAAGGGGGCGTAAAAACCCCCTTTCATTTATAAAAATTTAAAATTAATAGAAATGCCGTGTGCCTTGACCTCAGGATACCAATTAGACTGTAAAGACTCTTCGGGCGGTTTAGTTGAAGTTTATTTTATCGAAAAAGGTAATGTGACTTCTATTGTTGATGTTAGCGGGGTTGTAACAGGAATTACAAAAGCAGCCGGAAAAAGATTTTGGAAATATGAATTACCAAAAGAAACTGGTTCACTTACTGAAACTTTGACCGGTAACGTACA